TTGTAGGGACGAATGCCCTCCGGCCACCCCGCCGCATGCACGCGAATCGCGTCCATGCGGCGGGGTGGCCGGAGGGCATTCGTCCCTACAATGCGCGACACGCGCTCATGATCGATGCCGAGAACAACTACGACGTCGACCTGAGCGATCTGCAGGGGCTCGCCGGGCACACCACACCCAACACGACGCGGGCCTTCTACGCGCCGATCACGCTCGGCCGACAGCGACAGGTCGCCGATAAACTCGAGGGGCGGCTGGCGGAGTTGTTCACGCTGAAGGTGGTGGGCTGATGGCGTTACGCATGGGGGCGCTCTACGACGCGCTGTTGCTCGCGAAGGTGCCCGAAGCCGAGGCCCGAAAGGCGGCCGAAGAAGTGGCGACCTACGACCGCGACATGAATCTGATCAGAACCGAATTCGCCATCGTGAAGTGGATGCTCGGAACGGTGCTGGTCGTCGTGCTGGCGATTCTCGGCCGCCTGCTGTTCATTCGATGAGGAACCCAATGGATATCAAAGCACTTCGGACACGACTCGGGTTCACACAGAAGGCCTTCGCCGAACGACTGCGCGTGGCCGTGCTGACGGTCAAGCGATGGGAAGCCGGACAGACGACGCCGCCGACGCAGTATCACGCCGCTCTGGCGGAACTGGATCGCGTCAGCAAACCCGCGTCACAGCAGACCGCGCCCGTCGCGGCGCCGCCGCGGTCGACCGGCCGGCCGACGCTGCGACTGGGCCAAGCGGTGCGCTTGATGGGGCTGACCGACGATGACCGCGCGGTCGGGACGCGCCGCTCCGACCGGACGATTCGCAACGCGCTGCTCTCGGGCGTGCTCAAGGGCTGGAAGGCGCCGGGCTATCGCGCGGCGATCGCCGAGTGGGAGTTTTACGCGGACGACTTTGAAACGTGGCGCAGGACGGTCTACCAGGCCCATCGCGACCCGCGCCGCAACGACTCCGGCGGGGCGTGATACCCCTGATACCCTGATACCTTGCCTGATACCTCGGGACAAATGGGCGAGGACAAATGGATTTGTCCCGAGTGGAAATGACTGGAAAACAGCGACTTTCCACAGCGGGACAAATGCGCAGCATTCTGCAGTTCGCTGCTGCGCTTTGCGGTTTTTGTTAAGGAAAAGTGGTTGCGGGGGCGGGATTTGAACCCGCGACCTTTGGGTTATGAGAACAACAGCGCCCGATGAAACGTGCGCGGCTGCAACGACTTACGCGGGCTTAATGTTTTGTCCCATCGTATGAGGACAAATCCGCCCCCGCTTCGCCCCCCGACTGACGTCGTCCACCCCCGAACGTCAGGGACGCGATTCTAGACACGAACCGGCCGGGGGGTCCTATCTACGCCCCCGGCCCGGTTCGCCCCCCAGCGCGTCAGCCTGTGCGTCCCAGCTGTCGTCCCGCCCGTGTGTCAGCGGATCGGGATCGACTGCAGCAACAGGGCGACGGCCAGCAGCAGCACCGCGACCCACAGCGGCGCGCGGTTCATCGCCGCCGCCACGACGCAGACGAACGCGGCCAGCGCGAGCAGCAAGGCAACGGTCAACATGGGCGTCACTCCTTAACTACGGAAGTTGCGGCGGCCCACCGGCCGGGCGCGCAGGTGTAGCCGCAGACCCCCTCGGGCGGACAGGCGGGGTCCTGCAGAATGCGCACCGGCAGCCCGTCCCAGCACAGCGGGTGCGGCGGTCGGAGCAGACGCGGCGTCCTCACGCACGCGGACGCCGTCACCAGCGCGACCATCAGCAGCAGCGCGTACGTCATCGTCACACCGGGTAGCCGCTGGCGCCCGCCGCATCCGGCGTGCCGACGCGTTCGATGACGATGTTTTTGCTCGCGTCGTCGGGGAACGTGCAGAACGCGCGCACCGCGGCCTCGCCCTGGCCGCCGCCGTCGATCTTCCACAGATACGGATCGTTCTCGTGCGGGTTGGTGAACTCTGGCGGCACCACGATGTCGCGCAGCACGCACCACGGCGGAGGCATGTCGGGGCCGAAGTAGAGCGCCGCGTTGAGATGCTGGCCGCGAATCGTCACGCGCTCGATGGTCACATGCTCAGGGGCGCGCTGGATGTAGATGCAGTTGCCGGTGCCGCCCGTGATGCCCCACGGATCGATCTCCTCGAAGAGCACGTCTCGGATCGTGATGTTGCGGAGCATCCCGCTCTTATGCATGTAGTCGCTGCCCATCAGCGAGAGGCAGCCGCCGGCGATGGCGCAGCGGCAGCGCTCGATCAGGACATCTTCCACGCACGCCCACGGCGATCCGCCGTCCTGGTTGCGCGGCGTGTAGACGTGCGAGTACGCGCCCTGGCCCTCGGCCATGCCTGCGTACCCCATGTCCGTGTCGGCGACGTAGACGTTGCGCGCGTTTTTCAACTCCCACGAGTTTTTGATCTGCCAGCCCATTTGGAACCACTCGGGCCGCTTGGTGAGCGTGCTGCGCGTGATCCGAATGCTGGTCGGCGTCAGGTCCGACGAGGGCGTATCGCCGCCGCCGAACATCACCGCTTCCGCGGCACCGGCGAGATGGCTGTCATCGATCAGGATGTTGCGTCCGCCGACGATGCCGCAGACCGCTTGCGTCTCCAGCCCCACGCGCCCGATGTGGTCGACGTACGAGCGGCGAATCACGACGCCGGTCCCTTCCGGGCGGATGCCGCGCCGCTGGCCGTAGACCGGATCGCCGAGACAGGACACCTGATCGATCAGGGTGCGCGTCGCCTCGCGGGTGACCGCCAGCAGTTGGTAGTCGGGGTTCGTGTTCTTAATGCCCAGCCCGAGCACTCGCTGATCGGGCCCGCGCATACTGACCGTGTCCTCGGCCCCCGACGTGAGCCACACCGGCATGTCGAGGCCCGCGCGGCCGTCGATCTCGTGGTCGGCGCGCAGCGTGATCGGCTTCGTCAAGATGAACGGACCTTGATACGTCGCCGCCTCGCACCGCACGACCGCGGCCGGCGGCGCGGATTCGAGGATGCTGCGCAAGTCTTCGCCCGCGTGGACGTAGATGATCTGATCGTCGGGCGGCGTCGGCTGCTGCGCGTCGTCGTACACGTCCCGGAGATGTCGGACGGCTTGCGTATGGACGGCGAGCGTCGACTCGACTCGGTCGAGCGCCTCGCCGACGGCGTCGTCGGTCGTGCGCTGTCGTCTCATAACCACCCCCCGTCGGGCGACATCCCGCCGTTGCCGTAGCCCCACACCTTCGCGTCGGTGTGGCCGACGTTGTCCACGGTGCAGCAGGCGTAGTAGCCCCGCTGGCTGCCGTCGTCTTCGTTGGGGTGCTCGCTCCCGCTGCCCCACGGGTCGCCCGTGAACTGTTTGATCGCCTGGTCCTCGCAGAGCCGGAACTTGTGCACGTTGCCCTGCTCCCCGAACTGCTTCAAGCTGTCGACGATGCGCGCCTGCAGCTCGGGCACGTCCCACTTTGAGTCGGCCTGATAGTCGAGACCGTCGCAGTCGGGCCCCAAGTCGTCCCAGAACCCGTACCGCCCGCGCGGGTCACCGTCCTCAAACCAGCTCGTATGTTCCGGGTAGAAGTGGCACCAGTTGCTCACGCCGTAGGGGTGCGCGGTCTGCCCGACCCACTTGACGATCTCGATGGTGGGCGTGCCCGGCACGTTGAAGCTGTCCATCTCGAAGGCGGGGATCACTTCGTCGACGACCTTCGCGTCGAGCAGCGCCAGCAGCAGCGGGCCGATCCGATCCTGATACTGCTGCGGCGTCATGTCGCGCGGGTCGTAGACCTTGCTCGCCAGCGAGACGACGACGTACTTCATCCCGAGCGTCTTCAGCAGGCCGCAGTCGTCGACGAATTTATTGAGGCTCGAGTCGCCGCCCACGGGGTCCCAGAGCGCGTTGCTCGCCCAGCGGCACCAGTGCGTGTAGCCCCGTTCGAGATGCCGGTCGACCATCTGCGGCCACCAGACTTTGCGATCCTGTTTGTAGTCGAGGCCGGTGACGACGCGCTCGGGGTGTTCGCTGCTGCCCCCACTCGGGCCACCGGGCACCGCGGGGAGTCCCGGACACACCACCGCCCACCAGTCGCCGCGCAGATAGTCGCGCGTGTGCGGCGGCTCCCACGGCAGCTCGTGGTCGTAGCTCCCGGCCGGCGGCGGCGGGAACGTCCGCACGAGCGGCGGCGGGACGGGCCGCTTCACGCGAAAGGGGTGAGGGTGACGACCACCTCCCGGTCGTCGTCCGCGTCGTCGATGGTCAGGTATTCGATGTGCGACTTGAAGCCGTCGGCCTGGACGAGGAACGTGACCTGCGCGCCGTCCGGGATGTCGTCATCGAGCAGCGCCACATCGGCGTAGCCGTTGCCATCGGTGAAGCGGGTGAACGTCGTCCCCGTGTTCTGGATGTTCGCGGACACGTAGGCCGAGGGAATCGGCACGTGTTCGCTGCTGACCACGGTGGTGCGGATCGTCATGGGGCTCCTTGTGGGACGGGGACGCCGTCGGGAATCGTGAGCGTGAGCGCGGTGTCGTCGAGCGCGAAGCCTTGGACGTTCGGGTCGAAGCCGAGCGTCACCGCGAGGTCGGCGACGAATGAGTTCTGTTCTCGCTGGGCCGTCAGCAGGGCCTCGCGCGCCTGGGCGGCGACGGTCGCCCGATGCGCCGTCCGTTCCGCCAGGGCGGTGAGTTTCCAGAACGTGGCCGCGTCGAGCGTGTGCGTCATATCACGCCCGCCAGCATGTTCCAGTCGGTGTGTAGTTGGCTCTCGATATCGGGGTCGCCCGCCGCCGTCACGGACGACCGCAGTTTGAAGTCATACGTCGTGTCGAACCCGAAGATGTTCGGCCGATTGACGAACGACGGCGCGAGCTGTTGCGCCGTCCCGCCCGGATTCGCGAGGACCCGGTTCGCGTACTGCGCGCGTTCGACATGATGGACGGTCGCGGGATCTTCCTGAAGGACCTCCCATGCGACCTTCGTCAGCGCGTTTTGTACGCGCGCCCAAAAGTGGGACCGGTTCGCAAGATCCTGCTGGGTATCGGCATCGTTAGCCATCAGTTCAGTCCTTTCAGCCCATCGAGTTCGGCGCGCAGCGCGGCGAGCTGCTCACGGTGTTGCTGCCACCCCACGATCAGATCGGGCACGTACTTCGAATAGTCGGTTTGCCACGGGCGCACGAGACGACCTACGTCGTCGCGCTCGTCGGTGCCCGGCGCGTTGGCGAACGGCGCGACTTTGTGCGCGTCCTGCGAGAACACGCCGCGCCCCGGCGTGCCGTCGCTGATCCAGTCGTAGTCGTGGATCTCGGTGCGTTCGAGGACCGACGTGTCGCGCGCGATGCCGCGATCTGTTTTAAGTCGGGCATCCGATGACGTAAGGTACGCCGTCGTGGCTCCGGTTATCTGAATGCTTCCAACCTGATTGTTTGCGTTGTAAAACGACGCAAGGTTTGTCGCCACCGTTCCCGGCCCGCCAATTTCAAGCCACCCATTACTAGTGCTGGAGATTCTCACGAAGGCTGAACCTGCGGCGTAGGGACCGGCGAGTAGTTCGCCCGTCGAGGGGATCGTCCACCGTTTCGCGTTGGCCGTCCAAAATTCGATCTTGCCGCCTCCGCTATTCGCATTGAACGTCAGACCAGCCCCTGACTGAAACACGAGTGTGCCACTGGCATAGTCGCCGAATCCCGTCGGCGTGTACGTGGACGAATAGCTTGAGATCGACACCAGGCCAGGCGTCACGTCGTTCCCTTCTTGCAATGTGACGCTCGCACTGTTACCCGCCGTAGGATTGCGTAGAAAGAGTCCTACCGCACCGTTGCCACTGTACGAAAACGTCATGTTGGCGGACGCTGATACGTTGAGGACACCATTGACCGTCTGGTTGCCCGTGAACGTGTTCGCGCCCGCGAGCATCGGCACTTTCGCGAGCGCCTGATCGATCTGGTTGTACAACTCGGTCTTCCACGCGTTGTTGATCACGGTGCCGGTCGTGCCGGTGCCGTCGTCGTCGATCCAGTCGGTCCGTACGATGGTGACAGGCATTTAGCTGGCTACCTCTTTGATCAGCCGGAGCAATTCGTCGTATGTGAACCGGAGACTCGACGCCTGGACGGTGTAGGTCGGGTTCAGATGCGGGATATAGAACTTCGCGATGCCGACCCGCTGAATCAGGAACGTCCCGCGCAGATTGATCGGTGGCCCGAGGTTGATCGCGATGGGTCGGCCCGCGTGCGTGTTGATGTCGCGGCAGACGTAGTTCACGGTGATGACGCCGACCTGTCCATTGACATCGCGCGCGGCGAGCAGCTCGAGTTGCGCGTTGCAGCGCGCCACGCCTTCGGTGTAGGACAACCGCCGATCCTGAATCTCGTTTTCGATGATGCCGTCGCTGCCGGGAATCTGCGTGCGCACCGCCGCCTGGGCGGCGAGGTCGTCCGCCTGCACGAAGATGTTGACTTGATCGCCTTTGAGCACCGAGTACTTGATCGTGCCGAGTCCGGTTGTCGGCACCCCGATCAGCATCGGTGCCGCGACGGCGCTGACGTTGAAGGTAATCGTCGCGCCGATGGACCCGACGCCACTCGCCGGAACGCCCGTCAAGTTGTTGCCGCTGATGCCGGTGTAGCGAATCATCTGTGAGGCGACGATGGCCCACCCGCCCGTCGCGCTGAAGCTGGCGATGCTCGCCAGCGGCAGCGCCGTCGCGCCTGCGAGCACGTTGCCCGAGGGCTGTTGCAGCAGCGACGTGTCGGACGTGGGCGCATTCGCCCCGAGCGCCGCATCTGCGAGGATGTCGTTGTACGCCGTCGCCACATTGTCGGCGAGTGTCGCGAGTAGCTTCAACTGCGAGGCGCCCGCGGCGGTGCGATAGAGACGCCGCTGCGTCACGCCCGTCGCGCCGATGGGAATTGCCGAGAGATTGACCTGCGCCGCATTCGCGGTATTCGTCGACGGGGCGGCGACGGTGATGTTGGCGTCGAGGATCGTATCGAGAAACGTCGTGGTGACGTTGTCGTTCATCGCCGCGACAAAGTACAGCGTCGACGACCCGATCTTCGTGCGATAGAGGTAGCGATTGGTCACGAACGGTCCGCCCAGCGGCACCGTCAGCGGGATCTGTTGCAGGTAGGCCGTGTTCGACGGCGGCGCCGCACCGAGGGCACTGTTGGCCATCGTGTCGTCATAGGTCGACGCCGAGTTATCGGCAATGGTCGCCACAAAACGCAACACCATCCCCGCTGACCGGCGATAGATCTTGCGCGCGGTGACGCTCCCCGCATCGTTGCCGATGGCGCGGGCGATGTTGGTGAGATGCACCGCCGTCGACACGTAGGCGGTATTACTGCTCGGCCCCGCGGCGCCGAGCGTCGAGTCGGCAGCGGCGTCGTCGTACGAAGTCGTGCTGTTGTTGTTGATCGTCGCGAGGTACTGCGGCGCGCCGCCGTGGTTGTTCGTCCGATAGAGCTTCCGCGCCGTGACGCCTGCTGGGCCGATTGGAATCGTGCGGACTGGAATCGTCTGGCGCATTGAGCCGGTGACGGTCGTGTTGTTGTTCGCTGGTGGAACCGCGCCGTAGACACTGATGTTGTCGTTAAAGGTGGACTGCACATTCGAGAACGTCGCGACCGTGGCGTAGTTACCGCGCGGCGAATTGGCGTCGGTGCCGTTCGCGCGATACAGGACGATGCCGGTGCAGTTCGGATCGGGCGACGCGGGCACGGTGATCGCGACGTTGCGGTAGGTCGTGGGAAAGCTGCTCACGAGCGTCAGGCCCCACTGTAGGACGGGTGACGTTCTCGTTTCCCCACCACCTCCGCGATAGGCGTACATGTAACAGGCCCATCCCCCGGATGCGGTGTTCGTGCCGGTGCCGTCGCCGACGGTCGGCGACATCGTCGGATCGTTGATCTGGCCCGTGCCGAGCGCTTCACCCGTCACGCCGTAGCCGACAGTCGTCTCGCCGCGCGCCGTCACGAACGTGACGCCGTAGTAGTGCGTGCCGATGTCGACGGCGCCTCCCGTGGTCGCGGTATTCGTCGTCGGCGCAGCGGGCGCAGGGACCGGCGTGCCTGCCAGCGAGATCGCGCCGCCAATCGGGCTGGCCGACGTTTCGCCCACGCTCGTCACGAACGTCACCGCGTAGTCGTGCGTGCCGTCGTCCGGTCCCACACCGACCGCCCCAGCGACAGGCGTCGGCCCAGTCGTCGGTGCGGCTGTTAGTCCCGTGCTCACCGTCAGACGTGGCCCCGGCGTCGTCTCGCCGCCCGCGACGAACGTGAGGGCGTAGTCGTGCGCACCTGGCGCGGGACCACTGCCCGCGACCATCGGCTTCGACGTGTCGAGCGCGAGAGCCGCTGTCGGCGGCGCAATGACGCCGCTGACCACCGAGACGCGCGGACCCGCGAGCGACTCGCCCGACGCCGTCACATACGAGACGGCGTAGTCGTGGGCGCCCACGGTCACGCCCGAACCGGGGACGACGAGCGCATTGATCGCCGCCGTCGGCGCCGCACCGGGACCGACGAGCGCGCCGCCGCCGCCCACCACGACGCCGCTGTAGTTCACGCGCTGCTGCCCGACCAGCACGACGCCGCCGCTGGCGAGATACCACGCGACGGTGCCGACGGGAATCTGCGTCGCGCCCGGCGCGATTTGTTCGAGCGCATCCGAGCCGCCGAACTCACCGAGTATGCGCGTGGCGACTTGCGACAGGTCGCGCACCCACGACAGATCCCGCAGCGACGGATGGACCGCGTTGAGCATCGTCGGCGCCGTCTGGCTCGTGTCCTCGAAAAAGAGGTGCACGACTTTGGTGTACGTGCAGTTCCAGTCGCCGCCGACGCGCTTGGTGAGCTGCGACCACGCTTCGGTGAGGTCCTGCTCCGTGAACGTCATCACGTCGATCAACTCGGCGCCGATATCGGCATCGACCTGTAACGTGTAGCCGCCGGTGGTGTACGTCATCAGACTGGCGGCAATCGCGGCGACGGTCGTGTTGGTGAACAGCCCCGACACCTTGCGCCGATTGAGCCCCCACGTGTAGTCGATCAGGGCCGCGTCGTACACCATGTTGAGCGCGGCGGGTTTGCTCAGATAGCGATGATTCGTGCTCAGAATCGTGCCGCCGAATTCGCGGTGGAGGTTGTTGATCGAGCCGAGCGTGATGATGACATCGGCGCCCTCGACCGGCACGAACCCGCGCACCGTCATCGTCGCGGTCGACGGCGTGTGGTTGATCGCTTCGTTTTGCGTCAACGAGGCGATCAGCACGCCCGTCCCCGGAGCGGCGTTTGATCCATACGGCACGCCGTTGACCGCGATGAACGGTTTGGTGCTGTGATAGTTCGAGCGCGTGGCGCCCGACCGCGCGACCTTCGACAGCGCGAACAACGGCACCTTCGTGCCGACCAGCACGGGCCACCCGGATCGGGTCGCGTTCGAGCGCGCGATGCCGGATCGTGAGGGCAGAAGCTTCATGTCCCGTACGGCAGGCGGATGCCTTGCCCTTTCATCAGCGAGACGTTCGCATCGCCGACCGCGCGCGCGATGGCGTCGGGCGTGCCGAGCGGCTGCGTGATGTTGATCGTCTGGTTGATCGTGAGCGTCGGCGGCGACAGCGGAATCCCGCCGAACTGGAGATTCGAGCTCTGATTCGTATCGAGCGGCACGACGGCTTCCTTGCCGTGCAGCATGACGGCGGTGCCGCTGCCGAAGTCGCCCGACCCGCCGGACCCGAAGGACGGAATCCGCCCCATGCCGGCGCCCGTGCCCGCGCCCGGCGTGCCGACGGAGCTCCCCGGCCCCCACATCCCCACATTCCCCTGCGCCGCCAACTTGTCGTAGAACTTCGACAGTTCCTGATTCAGGGTGTCGATGTCGGTCGTGTCGAGCACGATGGTGTTATGGAAAGCCTGGAAGGCTTGATCGGCTTTTGTTTGTGCATCGGTCAGTTCGTTGACACCTTTTGCAAGTCCGTTTACGGCTAACTGCGATTGATAGTACGCAGCCGATGCTTCGCCCTGTGCTTTTTCGACTTCGACCTGTCCTTTGGCGGCGTTCGCGCTGATGGACGCGAAGGTGTCCTGATAGGCTTTCGCCCGTTTGGCGAGTTCGCCCTGCGTCATCGTCGTCGATTCGGTTTCGATCTGTGTTAACTCCTGTTGCCACTTCCGAGCGAACGCGCTGATGTCAGTGATGGCGTCGTCCCACGACTGACTGAAGTCGGTCGCGGCCCGCTGCGCGGCGTCGGCGGCCTGGCGGTATTTATCAATCGCTCCGGCCGACCATTCGCCCACGTGCTTCAGCGCCTCGTCGTAGGTGGCCTTGGCCTGGTCCGCGATGACTTGTAAGGCGGCTTGCGACTGCGTCTGGGCCGTTTTGTTCAGCGCGGCCCAGTCGATGCCGATGGCGTCGGTGCCCTGTTTCCACCGCGCTTCGAGCGCGTCCCAGTACTGTTGGTCGACGATGCCCATCTTGTTCGCATTCGCGGCGGCATCGTTGTACTGCTTGTCGAGTTCCGCCTTCTTGATGTCAGTCGCGGAGCCGAGTTGCTTGATCCGGTTGACCTCGTATTCGTCCCAGAGCTTCGTCGTGGCGTCGACGGTTTTTTGTTCGAGCTTATAGGCGTCGTCAGCGTCCTTCTGGTGTTGTTTCAGATCGTCGGCGCGGGCGGTGCGCAGCTTCTCGATGGCGGCGAGCTGCGTCTCGGAGAGGTCGCTGTAGATGGTCTTGAGCGTGGTCATCGACACGCCCGCATCGCGATAGGCGAGGATGGATTCGACGACGCTGCCGTCGATGGTGTCGATGGTGCCTTTCCAGCCCGCGCCCGCCGTCGCCAGGTCGGCGAACGCCGCCTGCAGCTTCAGCCCGCTCTCGATGTTTTTCTCCGTGTCCTTGTCGACCGTGGTTTCCATGTCGTGCAGGTTCGCGAGCGCCTGCTGGAGATTCGGCGCTTTGGCGGCGGTGTTGGTCATCGCGTCGGCGAGGCCTTGGTAGTGCGCGGCAATCGCGGCGGGCGTCTGCGAGGCCAGATACTTCAAGTCTTCGAGTTTTTTCTTCGCGTCGTCGTCGTCGATGGTGATCTTGATCGGTAGTTCGGTCTTGCCGCGGAACGTATCCATCGCGGCGCCCGCATAGCCCCAGGCTGTGCCGATGCCCGTGATCGTGGCGCCCACCGGCGTCAGCCATCCCCAGTTTTCGAGCGTCGTCTCCGCTCGACTGAACAGGTCGAGCGCCGTCGACAGCGGCGGGATGAGCATGCGACCAAAACTTTCGGCGAGCGCTTCGATGTGCACCTTGATCGAGGCGACCTGCATATCGAAGCGTTCGGCGTCCTTCGCCTCCTGATCCGTCCACGGATGAATGTCGGCCGTCATCTGCAGGCCTTCGTTCAGCTTCAGCAGCACCGGGATCAGTTGGCCGGTCTTGTCGCGGAAAATTTCCGAATCGGCGGCGGCGCGTTCGGCGGGGTCGCTCAACCCCGCCAGGCCTTGGGCAATTAGTTCGAGCTGTTTGTCAGGGCCGTACGATTGCAGTTCCTGAATGGACAAGCCGATCCGATCGAGCCCCTGTTCCACTTTGGTGCTGTCTTCGCCCATCCCCTTCTGGAGTTTGAAGAAGGCATCGCCCAAGGTGTTGGCGTCGGACCCTGCGACCTTCGCGGCGTTGGAATATCGCGACAGCGTGTCGACCGAGATGCCGGTGCGTTCGCTCAGATCGTTGAGTTCGCCGCCCGCCTTCGCGGTCTTCTCCGCGAGTTCCACGGCCGCCACGCCCGCCGCGACGAAGGCCGCCCCGAGCCCGACGACCATGACCGCCGTCGGGCCGAGCGTTTCGGCGAGCGCCGAGAGGCCCTGTTGCGCCGTCGCGAGCGGATGTTCGATGGCGTCGGTCGCGCTGAAGCCCTGCACGAATTCGCCCCAGCTGCTTTCGGCGCTCTTGGCGGCGTCCGCGATGGCCTGAATGTTGGCGGGGATGGGCTCGCCCGTCGCCCGCATTTTCGCCATCGCCGCTTCCATCTTGGCGCCGGCGGCTTCGAGCTCGTCGCCGGTCAGAGTCGCCACGCCGCCGACGCGCTCGATGGCTTCCGCCATCAGCGTGGCTTCCTGAATGACCTTCACCCCGGTGAAGGAGTTGGTCATCCGGTTCAGCGCGGCCTCGACGGTGGCGGACCCCGAGGCAAAACTTTTCAGCTTGTCCTGCGCCGCGTCGACAGCGGCTTGGAAGGCCGTAAAATCGGCGCCGAGCTTCCCGATCAGGGCCATAGATCAGAACTCCGGCATCTCGGGGATCGCGTCAGGCGCCTGCGTGAGCAGCTCCTCGAGAATCTTGTAATCGTCCGGGTCTAGTTCGCGGACCCATTCAACGCGCCATCCGCAGCGAACGGCGATGGAGAGATCGCGGGCGCGTTCGGCTCTCCACCCTGGCCGTTTTTTTCGGCCTCTCGTTCTGCGTGCATCGCCAGAATGTGATCGCGGATCGCGATCCGGATCTCGGCGAAGGAGTCCGGGTCCAGCCGCCGCAGCACCGCGATCAGGTCCTCGACGCCGATCCCGCGAATCGAGGCGTCGGGATCGTCGTGCTGGCGCCAGTCGAGCAGATACGCCGTCACCTCCGCCATGCCGATTGACAGCACGTCGACGACCTGGCTCCCGTCGGCCGCCGTCTTGTAGGTGCGCCCGTATTCGGCTTGCTGTTCGCCGACGTTCAAGCGCTTGCGCACGATGATCGTGTCGCCGCCCGGCAGCGTGAGCGTCACGCTTTCGGGACGGACGAAGCGGATTCCCATACCCCTCCTTTGTCAGCGTTCCATCGGCCCCAGCGTGGCGACGAGCTGCTGCGCGCCGATCTGCAGCGTGTCGCTCTGCAGCGACCAGCACCAGAAGCCTTTCAGCGGCGGCTCCAGCGGCGCCGTGAACAGCAGCGGCCGTTTCACGATGAGGCTTTTGTCGACGCGGTCAAACGTCGCGGCGAGGCGCCAGCGGCCATCGTGCTGACTATTGGGCGCGTGCCGCACAATCGACCAGTGGCGCACGACCGCCGCATCCAGATAGCCCCACACGATGGCGCCGCGACTCCCGCGCAGCCGGACGTTGTCGAACATCGCGCGGGCGTTACGACGGCCCGATCCACGGCCCGGCCGCCTTGAAGGTGCCCGTCACCTTCGGCGCGCCCTTCACGGTGCAGTCAATGTCGGCGTCGATGTACGCCTTACCCTTCCACAGGAACGTCGCCTCGTTCGTGTTGGGCTGGAGCTCCAGCAGCCCCGGTGTCGTCGCGTCCCCCGCATCGAAGATGACGGTGCTGCTGCTGTCCCAGAAGCCGGCCAGCGTCCCGGAGACGTCCTTGACCCCCGGCACATAGACGATGTTCGGGTCCTGAAAACAGCTCACGTCCTCGTAGGTGTTTTTGTTGGAGAGCTTCCACCCGTTCATCGCGATGACGGCGACGGGCGTGGTCCCCGCCGGGTCATAGAGCACTTGCCCGTAGCGGCCGGTCAGAATCGCCATATCGGTGTCCTTTCCTCAGTGGACGGTTGTCGACGTGTAAGGGGCCAGCGTGGCGAGCAGGCGGTACTGGCCGCCGCGATGCTGCCAGCGAATCGACTTGTCGACGTTGTCGATCTCGGTGTTGCGGAGCCGCTGTTCGCGGCCACTCGATACGAACACGTAGCCGATCGCCGTCACCACCGCGCGCTCGAGCAGCTGGTCGATCCGCGCGGCGGCCGCCTTGATGTTCTTCGTCGCGACCGTCGACGATTCGACCGCCTTGACGACATACAACGTGTCTTCCCAGGCGCGGCCCTCGTACGTGTCCTCGTCGTGTTCGTCCAGGATCGACACGAGGACGAATTGCTTCGCGTTCGGCGGCGCCACGTCCATGAACACGCCGTCCGGGACGAGCGTCTTCAACGTCGCATCCGCCCACAGCAGATCCACGACGGCCGCGTCCAGGTCGGAGCCATCAGGCAGCGGCATCGCCGGTCACCTCGAGCCCGTTGCGGGTGAGCAGATCGCCGAACTCGTCGTACATCTCGCGCCGGTTTTGTTCCATCGCGGGCACAAACACCGGCGCGGCGGGCATCGCGCCGCGATTGGCGCCGATGTCGGTGTGCCGCGCCTGCGTGCCGTATTCAAACCACCAGGCTTCCTTGGAGGTGTTCTTGATCGTGATGACCACCCCCAGGTCACTCACGACGGCGTCGGTTTGCTCGACGTGATCCCGTAGATCGCCGCTGCGGTAGGGATAGTTCGCCTTGATGTCGGCGACGGCGCGATTGGCGGCGCCTTCGATGATGTGGGTCGCCTCGCCGACGAGCAGCTCCGGCAGCGCCCGGAACGCCTCAATCAGATCGTCGAGGCCTTCGATGACGAACGTCGCGCTCATGCGATCTCCTCGACGCAGGTGATGTGCAGCTCGCGGCAGCGTTCGTCGACGTTGACCAGCCCCACGACGTTCGCCGTGTGCGCGCGCCCGGCGCTGTCGGTCCAGGTGAGCCGCGTTTGCATCGTGACGCCCGGATGAAAGGGCACCGTCGCCAGCAGCGTGGCTTGCGACATCACCGTGCCCGCCGCCAGGAACTCCAGATCCCCCGCGGTCGCCGGGTTAATCTCGCCAAAGAGCGCGGGCGGATTGAGCGGCGTCCACGACTCGGTGTAGCCGCCGTCGCCGTCCGGCACCGCAGGCCCCGCCACGGCGAACGAGATGCGCTGCGAGCGCGCACTGATCACCGACTGGATGCCAATCAGACCCATGTGCTACGTCACCCAGATCAAGCGATACGGCGCGATGCACTCCTCGTAGCCCATCGACACCAGTTCCATGTGACGCGCTTCGGACGCCAGATCGCGGCCCAGCGTGGCGTAGTGCGCGGTCAGCAGCCCGACCGCTTGCACGAGCAGCGGGGCTTCCGCTTTCAGCGTGGCGGCGTCGGGCCAGCCCGCCACGATCACCCACGTCCCGGTGACATCCATCGGCGTGACGACGCGCAGCGAACGCCGCGCCGGGTCCGTGGTGAAGCGGACGACCTGGCCGGTGGGCGCCGTCACCGACTGCACCGGCCACGCCTGCACGGGCAGCGGGATCGTCGCGACGTTCGACACCCCGCTCCACCACGGGGACGCCCAGAAGGCCGGCGGCGGCGTCGGCGCAAAGGTGACGTTGCGCGTCTGTGTCAGCAGCGCCAGCCCGGTGTCCTGCTCCACCTGGCTGCGCGCGGCACTGATAAAGCCTTGCATCAGCGCATCGCGCGGATCGCCCAGCGCCCAATCGAGCCCCGCCCGCAGCTTGCCCTCGTCGAGCGTCAAGGGTTCCTCGGTCGGGCCGACGGCGAGCACCGACGACACCGACAGCGGCTGCTGCCACGGCGTCGTAACAAATTGCGTCGCGGGACTCACGCGCGCCTCTTGCGTCGATAGGTCGCCGTCGTGAACTCGCTCGGCTGCAGCGTGACGACGCCGTCCGGGGGCGGCGCGCTGATCACCGGCCGACTGGCGGCGAGCTGCTCATCGCGCATGGGCAGTTGCCGAATGACGATGCCCGTGGTCGGGTTCGGCGTGCCGTGATAGTCGGGCGACGTGCAGGTCGTGTGCGGCGCATCGTCGACGGGACAGCGCCGCGGTAGCGGCCAGAAGATCGGCGACGGCGTCCCCGACCACATCACGCCCTCCCCGACACCCACGCGCTGCCGCCCCAGTTGGCCTCGCTGCCGTCGCCGAGCACGACATATTGCCCGGTCGTCCACGCGGTCGCGGGCGAGGCGGTGATCGTGTCCATCGTCGTGAAGACGTTGGGCGCTTCCGCCCCCGCTGGCGTCCACGTCCCCGGCGCGCCCGCCAGCGCGCCCGTGGCGGCGGGCCCGTTGTTGCTCCAGCCAGGGATCGTCGTGTCGATGGGAATTGGCGGTCCTTCCGTCGACGTGATGCCGTCATCGGGCGGCGAATTGCTCCAGCCCGGCGGCGGCGAGGCGTGCGGTGTCACGTCCTCATGGAGCGGCGGCGCGTCGTGCGGTGCGACGGCGGCATGGGTCGCCGTCGCGTGCGGCTGGTGTTTCTCGGTCATCGGTGGAACTCCTTGTCGAGCGGTGCGCCGTCGTGACGCACCGCTCGCGATTTGTCTAGATCAGGCCGGTGACCTTGCCGAAGGCACCCGGACGGAACACGGCGAGCGCGAGGCGCTCCTCCGCGCGGATCGCGACCAGGTTCTTGATGAAGAAGTCCTGGTGGCTGTTGCTGGCTTCGACGCGGATGCCGCCGCGGCGGAATACCTGCGACATGGTGCCGAACGCCCCGACGAGCGCGGTGTTGACCGCAATCGACGGCGTCACCGCAACCGGCGTGCCCCAGACGGAGGCATACGGCAGCGTGCCGAATGGCCCCATGCCGTAGTACTCGCCCGTCGTCGTCTTCGCGGTGACGATGGTGAACCAATTCGTCGGGTTCACCACGACGCCATCGGGATAGACAAACGCCGTCGTCGCGATGGCGGTGATCTGCCGCAGAATCGCGTCGACGTTCGTCTCGGGTGGGGTCGCGGCGCCGTTGCGCACGACCGGGGTCGCGAGGCCCACGCGATTCATCACGCCCATGATGTTGGGCGGCGTGCCGTTGCCATTGAGCAACTGATCTTCTTCAGCGAGTTGGACACCTAGCGTCAGGCGCGCGTCGATGTAGGACTGGATCGCGGGCGCATCCTCCAGAAGTTCTTCTGTCACGGGGAGCCAGTGCGCGATCTTCGCCACCGGGTCGGTGTGCTGATCAAACGTCAGCGCCGATTCGGGCTTCGCCGCGCCTTCGGCGGTCGGCGCCGCCGCGTTGGTGTACGCCGTCTCAATCATGTAGATGATCGCGTTCGACGTCGCGGTGCCGGACGCCATCAGGTCCGCGACCATGAGGCGCTTGAAGAGCACCGGCACGATCCCGGGCAGGTACTGCGGGATGATCAGCTTGCCGCCCGACGCGGGATCTTCCGTCAACGTGGTCGCGCGCATCGGGTACAGACAATCCACGGCGGGTGACGCCCACGTGGCGCTGCGACGATGGAGGCCGTTGCGGAAAAACTGCGAGACGTTCGCGTCTTGGACGAACTGCTGCCCGATGGTGCGGCGCTCCGCCGGGGTCAGGGCGGCGGGGCCGGTCGGCTGACGGTTGCCGCCGGTCAGCGCCTCGATGCGGGTCCGGAGCTCCGCATCCCCGCGCAAGCCGTCGATCTTGGTTTTGATCGCGGCGCCTTCGGCGAGGACCGCGTTGATCTGCTGCTTCTCCTCGTCCGTCATCTGGCGGCCGGTCGTCGTGCTGCCGTCCGCGTTGGTGACGACCGCTTCGTCGCAGCGGTGCGTGACGTCGTTGATCAGCGCGGTCGCCCGCGCTACGACGGCGGCGAGGTCGGTTTCAAGCTGGGCTAGTTTCATCGGAGTAATTCCATCTGCAGTGCGAGCGCTCGCCGCTCGTACTCCATTAGGGCCGGGTCGCGCGCGACGTGTGAGTCCTTGGATCGCGAGTCCGTGCTCACAGGTGGGGCGTCGACCGCAGCGCGGGCACCGGCGACCGGCATCGGGGCCGGTGTCGATTGCATGATCCGCGCGAGCGTTTCTGGCATCGTCGCGATGCGGTCGATCAGGCCGACCGCCAGCGCCTGGTCCGCATTCAGCGTGCGGCCTTCGCCGAAGCCGTTCCGCACGTCGGCCGGCCGGACGCCCCGCCCTTTGGCGATATCCCCGACCATGCGCCCGTAGGACCCTTCGACGAGGCCCAGCACATGCGCCTTCGCATCGTCAGACAGCGGGCCGCCGTCGGCGCCTTCCGCTTTGTATTTCCCGGCGCTGATGACGGAGCGTTTAATGCCCATCTGCGCCAGGGCGTCGCTGATGTCGTTGTGCAGCGTGTAGACGCCGATCGATCCCGCCAGCGCCGACGGGGACGCCACGATCTCCGTCGCCCCGCTCATGGCGTGGTACGCGGCCGACGCCATCAAATGATTGGCATGGGCGATGACCGGCTTGATCGTCCGCGCCCGCAGGACGTCGCGCGCAAATTCCGACGCGCCCGCGACGTTGCCGCCCGGACTGTCGACGTCAAAGAGGATCGTTTTCACCGTCGGATCGGCGACGGCCGCCTGCAGTTGTTGGCCGAGCGCATCGAACGACGTCCCGCCTGAGGCTTGGGTGAACTGATTCATACGCGGCGAGATCACGCCGTGGATGGGAATGACGGCGGTCGATCCGATGGTCTGCGTCAGCGTCTCGCGGTTCGCGCGGGCGTCCAACGCCACGCCGATTGCGGTGTCGTCCGGATCGAAGCCGGCCAGACGACGCGCGAGGATGTCGGCAATCACCGCCCGCATCGGTTCGGTGAGCGCCCACGGGTGTTCGAGCGCGAAGGCGACGAGATGCGTATAGTTACGCGGCGTCGGCATCGGGTTCCTCCACATGCGGCACGAGCGCCAGCGGCGCGGGCGCGTCGACGGCCGCGGGTGCGGCGGCGGGGATCGCGCCTCCGGTATCGAAGGCGTTCGACGGCCCGCCCTGTTGTTCGGCGACCTGGTCGCAGGTCGGATCGTCGGTGATGCGCGGCAAATTGAGCCGGGCGCGCGCTTCGTTCGGCGTCATAAACGCGCGGCGCACGGCCACGGCCAACGACGTCGTCTGCTCTTCAAAATTGCCCTTCAGTTTTTCGGCGATGTTGAATTCGCAGTAGATGTCGGCGGTGTCTTTCACTTCCGGCAGCAGCCACAACTGAATCGCCAGCTCGATCATCGTGAACCACGGGCCGAGCGTGTCGGCGTAGAGCTGCTTGTGCTGCTCCTTGATGTTCGAGAAGGTCGCGTGTTCCAGATCGCCGACAAACGGGGGCGGGATGTGATAGGCGGCGGCGCATTCGGTGCGCGACAGCTTGCGCGCCTGGATGTATTCCGAATCGCGGAAGGTCTGCGAGATGGGCTTGAACGTCATCCCGTCCTCGAGGACCGCGACCGTGCCCGCGCCGCTCGCGCCTGCGTGCCGGGCTTGCCACTGTTCGCGCCACGCCTGCTTCTGGGCGGGATTCCAGCGCGGCGCCGCGGCGGGCCGTTCGATGACGCCCCCGACCTGCGCCGAATTGAGCCAGTAACTTTGCCGGTGCTCCGCCGCCGCCGTCTCCTCCGCCAACATCTGCGCGAGCGTCACGAGCGGCGACAACCCCATGACATCGTTGAACGGGTTGTAGCCGTTGAAGTAGACGATCTCGGAGAGTTCGAGCGGCTGCGCGGCGCCGCCGCGCGGCGTGTACACGTAGTGGTCGGGGAGCAGACCGCCCACCACGTACATGTCGGCCGGCGGCAGCCGCACGAGGCCGATGCGATCCGGGAGCCGCACCTTCAGCCAGTAGGCGTTGAAGTACACCGCCAGGTCGGCGACGAGCCCTTCGATCAGGCGGTAGCGCGTCGTCGCGTAGTTCGGATGCTCGATCCAGTCGGCGATCGGGAAGTCGGCCGCCGTGAGGCGCACGCGGTCGGTGTCGGAGAGCCGGCGAAACCACTGCAGCCCGCAGTCCGCAATGCCGCGCGCGAGGAAGTCGACACAGGTCCGGATGTTCGGCTGCATGGCGTAGACCTGCGAGAACGCCCACGCATTGCCGCCCAGGCCGTACCACTGCGACCACGGCGGCAGATTGCCGCCCTTGAACACCTCGTAACTCTGTTGCGGGGTCGCCAGCGCGCGGAGCTGGCCGCCGGACAGCACGCTCGCCATCAGTCCATCACCTGCACGAAGGCGACGTTGCTTCGATGGACGACCACGTTGTCGCCGTCGGCGCGTTCGGGATCAACACCGGGCTTCAGCACGTAGGCCTTCTTGAGCACCCACCACGCGCCGCGTGACTGCCAGAGCACGCCTTGGATCGCCGTGTCGCGCTCCGCAATCAGGTGGACGACGACGGAGTGATAGAGACAGGGCGGCGCGAACGGACGCCACATGCAGCCGTCAGTGTTGGCCGGCAGACGGCGACGACCTAATTTGGATTCTTAAAACGGATGGGCTTCAGTCGTCGTCATGATCATCGTCGAGCTTGCGGCGGATCACTTCGCCGATGCTCACGCGTTCACGTTGTGCGCGTTCGTAGAGATGATCGTATTGCGGCGTGGGCAAACTGAAACAGACCTTGACCGACGGATGAGCGGCGTCGAGCGGTGGGCGACCGCGTTTCGGGTCGGGCACAGGCGCCGTCCATTATGCCAGTCGTGGCACCGACCGATTCGTTTTTTTTGTGTATCAATCTCCTTCCAACCATGCGTTGAACGCCTCGATCACGTCGTCACGATCATCGATGTCCCAATCGTCACCGTAGACCTTTGTCGCCCACCCATCGAGTCGCGCCCAATACAGCGCCTCTGCTGATCGTCGGCATCCGGCGGCCGCGCGTTCGGTGTCGGCTTTTTCGTGACAGGTAGGGCAGACGAGGATTACGTCTGCTTCACGTTCCTGTCCCAAGCGCTCGTATGTGAGATGGTGCAGTTCGAGCTTCGGTAGACAGCCAGGCGCCCACTGTTTACCGCAGCGCTCGCAGCGCGCACCACGTCGCCGAAGCACGATGACGCGGAGTTCGCGCCAATGGCAACTCCGAATCGCCACGTTGTATCTGGCTCTTAATTCGTCGTTCATCGTTGGCCCTTCAGGCGACGACGAGTTCCGGATCGTCGGCCGTGTCGTCGGTCGGCGTCGTCGCCAGCTTCCGCGCCAGCACGGCGGCGATGACCGGGTCAATGCGGCCGCGGCTGCGCTTCTTCACCGGGAAAATTTCGTCGTTGTTGTCGCGCGTGACCGTGACGTTGCTCACGCACCATTCGAGCAGCGGATTGCCGCCCGCATCCACCAGGCCGTCGAGCACGTCGGCCTCGAAGTCCTTGGCCGGCGCCGACAGTTGCGCCGTGTTCTGCGGGATCTCCACGACGACCAGGCCTTCGAGCTGCAGGTCGGTCACCAGCGCCGCCGCGTTCCACTGATCCACGCCGACCGCCTGCACGTCGTAGAGATGCACCGCGTCGCGCACCCACTGCTGCAGGATCTTCTGGTCGATGCGGTTGCCGGGATTGGTCGTCAGCACGCCGCTCGTGACCCACTGCAGATACGGCGCACGATCCCGCCGCGCGCGTTCCTCGAGGGTCTTCTCCGGCGTCAGGCAGTGCGCCACGATGCGCCAGCGCCCGCAGGCCTCGGTCGGCGGAAAGAGCAGCACGACGGCGCTCAGGTCAATCTTGGAACTCAGATCGACGCCGATGAAGCACGTCAGGCCCGCGAGCGATTCGGCGGTCCACGCCGTCTGCCCGCGCCGCCAGCCGTCGAGCGACAGCCAGCCGCTCGTCGCGTTCACCCACAGATTGAGGCGCTTTTGCTTGAAGGTCGCCTCCGCGCGCGGCATCGCCACGGCCTTCGTCGCCAGCGCCTGCAGATCGTCGCGCTTCACCGAGACGCCGTAATTCGGATTCGCCTTCCGCCAGGTCGCCTCGGCCCACGGGTCGTCGTCGGGATCGGCCGACGCGATGAAGGCGAAGAACGTCTCGTCGACGAGGACCTCGTCGAGGATCTGGCAGGCGTAGTCGTGTTGATCGCCGCACGGCGACAGCGGGTCATTCCCCGCCGTCGTGATCTGGAAGTTGAGCGGCTGGCGCCGCGCGCCCGTCGCCGTCTCCATGACGTCGATGAGGCCGCGGTCCTTGTGGGCGTGAAACTCGTCGACCACGATCAGGTGCGGGTTCAGGCCGTCGGTCGAATCCTTGTCGGCGCCCAGCGGTTCGAGCTTCTGCGCGTAGACGTCGCGATGGAGATTGGCGGCGAGGATCGTCAGACGCCGCTGCAGGCGGGCCGGGCCGCCCAGGCCGCTCGACTCACTGAGGCGCTTGGCATCGTTCCAGACAATCTTCGCCTGCTCCCGCTTCGTGGCAATCACGTAGCCTTCGGCGCCGGGTTCCTGATCGAAGAAGGTCACATAGAGGCTCACGATGGCCGCTTCGAGCGACTTGCCGTTCTTCCGGGGAATCTCGTTGTACGCCGTGCGAAAGCGGCGCAGTCGCGTCTCGCGCTGCACCCACGCGAACAGCGAGCCGAGCCGAAAGCGCTGATGCGGCTCGAGCACGATGTGCCGCCCCGCCCATTCGCCCTGGTAGTGGCGCAACTGGGCGGCGAAGCGGAAGAACCGTTCGGCCCGCGCCATCTCGAACACGTACGGAAACGCGGGGTCGCGGCGCCGCGCGCGCGCGCGGTCGCGCAGATGCCGCACGCACGCGAGCCGGTGATACACGCCGGCCGGGATGCGCCGCTGCACCACGGCGCGCGCATAGACGTCCAGGTCGGTGCGCGTCACAACGGCTCATCGAATTCGGCAAAGGGGTCGCCGCCGACGCCGAGCGGCGCGCGGTCCACGCGCGTGCGGCTCGACGGCGTCAGCCCGAGTTCCGGCCACAGCTTCAGACAGGCCGCCAGCGCCCGGTTCTTCACCGAGAGCCACGGGTTCGGCATCGCGTAGCCGCTCGGCGCCGCGACGACGCGCGGGTGCGCCTTCGTGCGCGCCTCCAGATACAACGACCATTCGATACACAGCGCCAGCAGCGCCGATCGATCCACGTCCGTCACCTGACGCGCGGCGCGAAGCTGCGGCGCCAGGTGCGCCCATTCGGCCAGCGCGTCGGGATTGTCGGCGAGCTCCGGCGGCGGCGCGTCGAAGGCCGCGTCGGCGGTTGCGTGCAGCGGTTCGCGCGACGGCAGCGGCCGCCGCCCCGGATTCCCGGCGATCACTTTCTGCGCCGTCGGTTTCGGTTTGCGCCCGCGCATTCAGTCGGCTCCGCGCGACGTGCAGCGCGCGACGTGCAAACCCACGAGCCCCGACCCGCCCCCCGCGACGTCCCCCGCGCGCTTCGGCAAGCACGGCTGGGCGGGCTGGCGAGGCGAAACCTCGCCCCCGACGTGCCCCCGGCCGACGCCGGAATCGTGGCGTTCCTTAAGGTTCCGCGAGCGTTCTCGCACGGTTGCACACAATCGCCGGTCTTCGCTCGGGTTTTCTGCCGGAACCGCAGCGCTTCGTTTTATACTGTTCTCATGTTCAAGCACTTGATTGTTTCGTTCGTCGTCGCCCTCGGGTCCGCCGCCGACTACCGCCCCAGCGTGAAGACGACGACGTCGACACGCGCGACACGTCAACAGACGGTCGACGCCATCATCGCCATCCGGAAGACGCTGCGCACGACGCAGTACGACACGACGCACGCGAACGACACCCTGTAACCCGTTAACACGAACTGGAGCAGACCATGACCAAGACCACGAAGACAGCGAAGACGACGAAGACGACGACCGCGAAGTTTTGGATTGCCCGCGCCGCGAAGATTGCCCGCGCCCGCGCCCGCAACGCCAAGGCCGGGATGACGGAGCGGCAGCGTCGTGCTGCGCGCAAGGTCGAACTGGCGAAGCTGGCGAAGCGCGCTGCGAAGCGCGCTGCGTAGTCGAACGACACAGCAGCAGCAGGAGACGCCCATGCGACCCCTTACCCCACAGCAGATTGCCGACGCAGCAGCGAAGCGGGCTGCGTCGGTCGCAGCGCGCAAAGCAAACGGCGGGATGACCGTGCGTCAGCAGCGCGCAGCAGCGAAGGCCGCGAAAGCGGGGCAGCCGTTCGTCCCGCCCGCGCCCCGCGCCCCGCGCCCCGCGCCCGCCCCGCGCCCCTTCGGCCGTCGTCGTCGCGGGTTCGGACGCAACGTCTCGCACGTCAGCACGCCCGCCCCGTCGGGGCCGGTCTTCACGACGCCGAAGCCGTCGCTCCGCCCGCTGCGCCTCGCCGCGCTGGTCGCCCTTGAAGACTGCTTCAAGCAGACCGTCGCCGAACTGCAGCGCGGAACCCCCACGCAGGACCAGCGCGATGCGTGGGCGACGTACAAAAAAGTGAAAGCGCGTTTTCTCGACACGATGGATCGCCTGTCGAAGGGGGCGTCCGTCGACAGCGGATCGCAGAACGAAGCAGACGTCGCCCTGCGCATGGCGGCACTCACCCTCACCAAGCTGGCCTTTTAACTTCGGATTTTTTGGAGACTGATCATGAACACGAACACCACGACCACGACGACGACGACCGACCTCGACACGACGCCGACCGCGACCGACCTCGCCATCGTCGAACGCACCGCGCTGGACCGCCTGACGAAGTCCCAAGCAAAGGACGACCTCGACGACTTCCTGCGCGGCGGCCGCCGGTCGCTGCTGCTGATTGACACGTCGTCGTCCATGTCGACCGCGACCCGCAGCGGGTCGTCCCGCATCGACGTCCTCCGCGACATCGTGCGCACGCTGCGCGCGGAGCGCAACGTCCCCACCGCCGCGTTCGGACGGTTCATGTCGGAAGACGGCGGGTTCACCACCGTCCGCCTCGTCGACGAAGTGCCCTACCCCGCCGGGATGACGCCGATGTCCGACGCCATCGACTTCGCCCGCCGCGAAGGCGCCACCCACGCCGTCATCGTGACCGACGGGGAGCCCGACAGCGAAGAACGCACGATGACGGCCGCGCGCACCTTCGCCAATCCCATCGACGTGTTTTACGTGGGCGACCCCGGCCAGCAGGGCGAATTTTTCGCGCAGCAGCTCGCGCTGTCGACGGGCGGCACGTTCGGGACCGCCGACCTCGGACGGCAGGCGAAGCAGCTCACGTCGAAGATTGCGGGTCTGCTGGGCGACGGCAACTAAGACGCAGCGCACGACGGGCGCGCACGTCGCGCCCGTCTGCTGCAACAGGAGCAGATGATGACCAAATACCCCAGCCTCTACGCAGCGCTTGAAGTGGCCGACCGCGACGGGCAGCGGGGGTCCGTCGTGCGCTGCAGCGCGACCCTGCAGGAACTCGGGTTCGTGTTCTGGGCGTGCGTGGGTTCGTGCGTCACGTGGCACTGGCGCCGCCCCGACGGTCAGCACGGGTTCACGACGACGGAGCGCAACGCCGTCCAAGCGCTGCGCGACCGTCACAAGCTGACGATGCACGCAGGCCCCGACGACACGACGACGAAGCGCAGCACGACGAAGCGCAGCACGCCCCGCATCGGTACCTGCACGGATAGCCCCGCCTGCGCCCGTCGCGGATGCGCGGACTGCGAACGCGCGTATCCGCAGCAGCACGACGCCCGCCCGACGACGACGACGACACCACCACCCGCGCGCCCCGTCGCGCGCATCGACTGGAATACGACCGCGCCGACCGTCGACCTGATGTCGGCCATGCGCGCGGCCTTCGACAGAAAGAAGTGAGGGACGGCGATGACTACGCCCACCGTCATGCCCACGACTGCTGCGCTGCAGCAGCACGCCCACGACCTCGCGCGGGCCTTCAAGGCCCGCATCATCGAATCGTCGCAACTGCAGCCCCACGAGGCCTTCGCCGCCGCACACATCCGCGCGGCGTTCGTCTCCACCATCGTCGACACGACCACGTATGCCGTCGCGCTGCACGAGCTGGGGCACCTCGCCGCCCCGACAGGCGCGCTGCGCACGGCGAACCTCGACGCGCAGCGGGCGCAGAATCTGTCGCGCGTCGAAGAAGACGCCGCGTGGACGTGGGCGCGTCACTACGCCCTGATCTGGACGCCCGAGATGGACGCCGTCGCGAACTGGGCCGAAGGCACGTATCAGGCCCCCGCCGCGACACCCGCATCGCCGACCCCGACACCCGTCCCGAAACCCGCGCCGCCGGTCGATCACGTCGACTGGCGGAAGTACCGCTGAACTGGAGACTGTGATGACTGATGACCTACTGATGACGGCCCGACGCGATGCACTGCGCACAGCGCTAGCGCGCTTGCGCGAGGAACGCGCTGCGCTGGCGCTGTGTCGCGAACGAGGCTGGACGTTCGATGCGCGCGTAGCACAAAGCGCGGTCGAAGACAGCGAAGCGCTCGTCGAAGCGCTGCTGAATCTTGTGCGCACGATGCGCTGCGCCGAATGCGGGCAGCGCCACCCCACCGACGACGGCGAAAACATCGAATACGACAACCCGCTCGAACCGACCGGCGTCTCGCTGCGCTTCGTCTGCGCGGCATGTCTCGACCACTTCAACACCCTCGCCAACAACAACCACGAACAGGAGCAGAACCGATGACGACCACACAACGCCGCCGCAAGCAGTCGAAAGAAAAACACCCGCGCCGCCCGAAGGCACCCACCGCGAAGTTTTGGGCCGAACGCGCGGCCCGCATCGCCGCCTCCCGCGCCCACAACGAGAAGACGGGCATGACGGAGCGCGAACGTCGCGCCCAGCGCAAGGCCGAACGCGCGAAGCTGGCCGCCAAGGGCGCGAAGGCGACGAAGACGCCAGCAACGAAGACGACGAAGACGACGACGCCCCCCGTCGGTCGCATCATCAGCGACAAGTCCAGCGGGGCGTATCTCGCCCGCGTGCTGAAGACGATCAACAGCAGCGCGAAGAAATACCCCACCGCCCTGGACTACGTCGGCGCCGACGCCGGCGCCGGATGGGTCATCCTCGGGACCGACGGGCATCGCGCGCTGCTGCAGGTCGGCAAGGCGACCAGCGCGAAGACGATTGCCAAACCGTTCGTCACCGCGAAAGGCCCCGCGTATGGCTTCGATCTGACGCCCGACGTGGAGCGGGCGCTGCGCGCCCTCGACGCCGACACGCTCACGCTGCGCATCGACGCGAAGCGCAAGCGCCTGTCCGTCACCGGCAAGACCAGCACGCCCACGGTCGACGGCCCGATCGCCGGTACCTTGGCGTCGGCCTCGGTGATGGTGGACCGCCGGTACCTGCTCGACGGCCTCGGACGCGGCGGGCGCCTGCGATACGACGCGAAGCCCGACCGCGTGCTGATTGAAACGCCCGACGCGCTTCGGTATCTGCTGATGGCGAAGAAGCCGACCGCCCCGCCGAAGTGGAAGCCCAAGCCGACGACTGCAGCAGCAGCAGCGCCAGCAGCGAAGACGACGACGCGCCCTGCCACGCGCGTGAAGGTCGCGACCCCCAGTCAACCCACCCCTGTGGACAACCGCCCTGCTGACAAGCCTGACGCCCCCGCGACGTCGCCCGCGACGACGACGGACCCCACCGGAGCCGCCCAGTGATTGCGCACGCTGCGCCCCCACCGCACTGTCCCGAGTGCGGCGGGGGCCTGATGCTGGAGTCTGCGGCTGAAACGATCTCCACCGTGTTCGTGCCGAACCGTGGTGGGATGCCCTATCTGGAGCCGCGCCGTCGCGCGGCCGTCGTCGCGTTCTGCTGCGACTGCGAATTTGCCATCGAACTGTTACCCACGAGAGGACTTCGCCATGTCGAATGACACGCCGTTTTACCTGACGCGCATGGGGCGCACCTACTACGAAGGCACGATGCCGCGCCTGGCCGATGCCGTCGAACGCCTCGCCAAGGCCATCGACTTCGCCAGCGCCGCGGGGCTCGAGCGCGGCGCCGGCGAGCTCGCGCTCGATGCCATCGCCGCACGCCTCGATCAGCGCGTGTGGACACCCGACGATCTGACGGCGATTGCCGCCATCGTGCGCGCGACCGGGCGCGCCATTCGCGACGTCGACACCGACTGAGTCAACCAGGTCGGCGGCGAAGCCGAGGCCTCGCCGCCCGCTATAATCCGGAGCGATGCGAAAAATGACTGAAACCCCCATGACTGTCGCGGACGCCGGTCGCCGCGGCGGGTCACGCAATACCCCGGCGCAACGGGCCGCCGCCCGCGTGAACGCTCAACTCGGTGGACGCCCGAAGCGGGTCTGCACGCACTGCGGCGAAGCGGTGCGCGGCGGGCACGTCGACCGGGCGCTCGACGTCACCTGCGGCCAGCACGGATGGCGCTGGCAGCAGGGCAGCGACGGGGCCCCGACCGCCCTCGGGGCGACCGCGATCCTCGATGCCATCGCGGCCGTCGTGCGTCGTCGCGGCGATCCCGTCGACCGCTTGCGCGCCATCAGTGCGCTCCTGAGAGGCCGCTGATGTCGCCCATGCTGCTGCTGCTGCAGCGCCACTATCTGCAGCAGGTGCGGGCGGGCACGAAGACCGCCACGATCCGCCCGTGGAAGACCTGCAAGCTGAAACGCGGCGACCCGCTCGTCTTCAGCGGCCGGTGCTACGTCACGATCACCCGCGTCGTGCATTGCACGTTCGACACGGTCAGCGCCGCCGACGCCCAGGCGGATGGCTTCCCGTCGGCCGCCGCCTGTCGTCGCGCGCTGCATGAACACTACGCCCACCTCGATCACGACGCCCCGTGCGTCGTGCTGCACTTTCGCCTATCGCGTCGGTCCCAGTAGACGCGCGGCGACGGCGGGATCGGCTGGCGGCCCGATGTATTCAAATCCCGCCGTCAGCCGATCCACCGCGCGCTTCATCGACCCCACCCCCAAGTCCCGACTCTCGCCGACGCTCGACGCGGGCGACATCTTCGACGGACGCACCATGTCCCAGAGCGCCGACCGCGCGCAGTGCGCGACCACGGCCGGATGCGCCGCCGTCCGGAAGACGTGCTGGGCGCGCGTGCGCAGGACGCTGCTGATGAAGTCGGCGAGCGCCACGCCGATGCCGACGCCCTGATAGTCGGGCAGGCAGACCAGCCGGTGCAGCCGAAACCCCGGCACGTGCTTGTGCGGGAAGCCGAGCGCGGCGACGAACGCCACCGGCCGGTCCTGCCACGTCGCGACGAAGCACAACGCCGCCGGGTTTAGGTCCGTGTCGAGGTAGTGATGACGACGGAATCGCAGCCAGGCAGAACGGTAAACCCGCGCGACTTGTAGACGGAGGCTTGGGGGCCGTTGAAGCTCCCTCCAACGGAATTCGCCGGTGTCGGGACGATAGACCCAATCCGGCGTCAACCACGCATCGACGTCTTCGTGACAGGTGACGGCGATGAACTGCTGCCCCCGCTGGCGCACGGTGCGCGCGAGCGCCGCCGACCCGATCTGCGCCACCGTGCGGTCGACGACGCTGGTGAATTCGTCGACGACGGCGATCGCCGCGGCGGTGTGTTCGGCCAGGACGCGCGCCATCGTGACGCGGAATTGTTCGCCCGTACTCAGCACATGGAAGGGCCGCACCCACGACGGCGGATCGGAGAAGCCGACCGACGACAGCAGCCCGACGATGTCCTTGATCCCCATGTCGGCCGGGAAGGCGTCGAGCACCGAGTGCGACGGCGACCAGTCGTAGACGCGGGCGCATTCGGCCGGCCAGAAGTGCCGCGCGACCGTGCTCTTGCCGCTGCCGCTGGGCCCGACAATCAGCCCGATGTGCCACGGGCGGGCGTCGAGCGGCAGCTGCACCTCCCAGACCAGTTCGGCGCGCGTCGTCGGCGGCACCGCGAACAGCCCCTCGAGCTGCAGCACGCGCGGCGTGCGGTCGACGGCGCTGCTGACTACGACACGAGCGCTTTGCATATCAGCCCTTCCGTCATCAGGCGCCCGAGCAACGCGACCTGATCGGCTTCGTCCCGGTAGGTGACGACGACCAGGTAGTTGCCGGGCGCGACCTGGTTGGCGGTGCCGAGCGTGCGCGCGACGACCCGCATCTTCTGGAGCTCCTCCGGCGTGAAGAAGGGCGCGAACGTCGCGCCGTTCTTAAAGTCGGCCTCCAGTTGTGGGATGTTCCACTCCGCCAGCTCGCCCGCGCGGTTGTCGTACATCGCCATGTCCCGCTTTTGCGCGGGCGACAAGCCGACCCGCCGCACGGCGATAATTTCGTCGCCGTCGGTGTCGACGACCCGCACCTTCTGGATGCCCGCCTGCCCCGCCGCCTCCAGCACGCCGTTCCCGGCGATGACTTCGTTGCGGTCGTCGATGACGATGGAGCGGGCCGCGCCGACCGTGCGCAGCGCTTCGGCAATCATCTGCACGTTCCGCGTGCCGTGAAGACGCCGGTTGTGCGGATCGCGCACGAGGTCGGTCAGTGTCGCGACCGGCGGGGGCGGGGGCGGTGTCGTCGCCCGACTGCGGCCGGGCTGTCGTCGTCGCGTCGAGCTTCGCTTCGGCTTCGCTGTCTGCACGGGTTCGTCCCTTCTGCGCCCTGCTGGGCGCGCGGCCGGGGCATAGCGCCCTACAGGCCCCCCTGTGGAAAACCGCCCTCCCGTCATCCCAGACGCCCCCGCGCGCGATTCCGCTGCTGCACGCGCGTAGGTGGGAGGGGTAAGGCCGAGGTAAGCCCAGACGTCGTCCCACCCCCCTGTGCCAATTTCGCGACGGCGCGAGGACGTTCAGGGCGATTTGACCAGCACTGCTTCGCCAGAGATGGCGAGAGCCCCCCGTCGGCGACCTGTGCTGTTCTCAGCGTGCGCGCCCGCTGCCGCCCTTCCGCGTGTTGCACGACACGCAGAGCGATTGCAGATTGTCGGGGTCCAACCGCGACCCGAACGGCAACGGGCGAATGTGATCGACCACGGCGGCGCGGATGCGCTGACGACGTCGCGCGCACGCGGAGTGGGCGGTGTAGAGCCGTCCATCGCGGCGCTGGCCGCACCACGGATACCGCAGCAGCCACGCACGCGCCACGGCCGGCCACGCACCGCCGTAGCCACGCGCGGTCGATGACGGCCGCTGATGGCGCGCGCAGCGCGGGCCGCCCGTGACGAGCCGCCCGCAGACGACGCACGGATGGGGCGGCGCGTTGGGCATTCATCGCCGCCGTTCCTCGCGGACCTGGTCGCGCAGTTCGGACGGCAGGCTGCGAGCGAGCTCGCTGTCGTTGCCGTCGTCCCACAGGAACCGCCGCGCCGCGATGACGACCAGCAGCGCGACCGCCCACAGCAGCACCACGCCCGCCAGCAACCACCACCGCAGCGGCGTCATCAGTGGACTCCGAGATAGACCGCCGCGACGGCGATCCGCGCGATCTCCGTTTTGCAGCCCGCGCACAAGACGGTGAGGACGCCGTCGCGATACCACACCTGCAGCGGCGCGCGGGCGTGACAGGTCGGGTGCAGCGACAGGCCGTGCGGATGATCGGCATGGTCGCAGCCAGGCGTCTCGCAGCGCATCGGATCGAGTTCGCGGCGGGTCAGGATGTTTCCCATCAGACCTCCGAGCGACAGCGCGGTCGACAGCGGCACCGGTTCACGACACGCAGACAGCCATTGCAGCGCCAGACGCCGACGCCGTCGCGATACGGGTAGGAGGGCCGCTGATTAGCAGCCGCCTGAGTCACACCGCCCGCACTGCGGGATTGCAGCGACCGGGACACCTTCTCAGGCACAGCGGCCCTCCATCTCAGTTCTCGACCGTCAGCGACAGCACGTAGAACTCCGCGACCGACGCCAGCAGCGCCGTCCGCTCCACTTTGTTGAACGGCTTCAGCGCGTCGACCACCTTGTCCAGCGCGGTGGCGCGCGCCTGGTGCGCCGACTCGCGCAACAGCGGCGGCCCGGCCGGGAGCGCTGGCGTCACGGGTTTCCGCACGAGGCCTCCGCCAAGTCGATCTGCTTTCGCCACCGCCACCTCCCATTGTTTGCGCCGTCCTAGACTCCGATCACCGAGATGACGTGGGCCGCGACGTCTTCGGGCCGACCATTGAAAAACACTTCACTGAGGCCGTCGTCGTCGTCAGTCTCCAACGCGACGACCGAACATCCGCGACGTGTCGACGACCGTTCGATCCAGAGCACGCGGTCCAGATTGACCAAGATCGGTCCCGCGAGTTTGTCGGTGCGGTAGCACTTCAGAAAAAATCGCACAGATCACTTCCCGCTTTCATCGTTCAGGGCATCGGCGAACGCGTCGGCGAATTTGCGGAGATCGTCGTCGTCGAGAAAGACTTCGTACCGCAGCTTCGGCGCCGCGTTCACCTCGAACACGATATCGAGCAAACGGCAATGCGGCGGGACCAGTCCGTGCGCGATCAGCGCCTTTTCCATGCGACGAGGCGACACGATCCTCACCATTGCCACTTCGCCCGTGAATCTTCCAGCAGTCGCGCGAGCTGCGCGCGGCGCCACTTCCACGGGATCAGTCGGAGCAGCCAGCGCGGGGCATAGCAGACCAACCACAGATAGATCGCCACGCCGAAGGTCACACGCGCTCGCACAGTCCGCGCACGAGCGCCTGGGTCATGGCGTTCACATCGGCTGACCGTGGCAGGATGCCGCGTGCGCGCCCGCCGGCCAGCAGCTCGAGACAGCGATTGGCGTCGATGGGCGGTCCACCGCGGATCAAGCCGTACATTCGCGCCGCGTCGACGTCGAGCAGGACTTCGGCGAGCGTGACGGCTTCGCGCCATTCGGACGGGCTTTGCGGGTCGGGCAGCATGACGTGCATGTGATCCTCCCTTCGTCAGTGTGTGGTCGGGGCGCGGCGCCGATTTTTCGGCGGCGGCGGCGGCTGGGCGGCGTCGGCGAGCTCCTCCACCTGGTCGTCGGCGTGCTCGAACAGGTCGGCTTCCGCCGGGGTGAAGGTCACGAAGCGCTGCGTGGCAAACCAGTTCTGGAGGTAATTGAGTTCATCGCGGCTCACCGGGCCGACGCTCGCCTTGAACGTCAGCGACCAGACTTTGCCGTCCTTGTCCTGCTTCGCGCGCAGATGCCCGATCTGCACCTGATCGAGCAACATGGCCCCGGCGCCGTTGCCGTCGGGCGAGAGCCGCACCTGGAGCAGCTGCCGTGGCACATCGAAGGCGAAGACGACGTCGCGCGTTTGCGGCACACACTCGCCGCTGGACGCGACGAACAGCATCCGCCGCAGCAACGAGTCGATGCTGGTGGCAATCGCGAGCGTCAGCGGCTCGATGCGCAGCGTCAGCACGATGACGCGGACTTCGGTGTCGTGGCGCTCCTCCATTTTCGGCGCGAAGGTGTCGAGGACGATCCCGACGTTGTCGACGCTGCAGAAGCGCATACAGTCCTCCGATTCGCCGCATCAGTTCCGGTTCTGAGCCGCCAGCCAGGTCACATGGCACTTCCAGCAGCGGAACTTCCCGTCCGCACTCGCCAGATTGGTCGACGCGCCGCAGTCGATACAGATCATGGGTTTCACTTCAGCAGCCAGACGCCGGAGGCGCTGCGCACGATCACCCGATCCGACGCCTCACACCATTGGCGATCGGCATCGACGCGATGCGGCACCACCGTCAGGTGTTTGACCAGGCGAAGGTGATCGCCGTCGGTGTGGGCGGCGATGGTGCGGCCGCAGCGCGGACACGGCACCTTGGCGTCTGCCCCAAACGGCGGCGTCATTCCGCGCCGTCCTTCTCGTCGGGCGCGGGCATCAGCGCCTTCGGCAGTCTGCCGGTTTTGTACGCGACCACGAGCTGCGGCGTCACGAGCTCGCCGACGGTCGCATCGCCGGGCATGACGATCTGGGCCAGGAACGCCGAATCGAACGTCTCGATGCCCGACTCCACCGATTCGAGCTTCGCCTTCAGCACCAGCAGCAGCGCGCGCCACCGCTGGCGTTCGGCCCGCTGAAACCGCGTCGCGCCGAGTTTTCGCTGGTCGGGCAGACCGACCGTGAAGCGCACGATCCGATCCTGCAAGCGGAACTGCACGCGCGCGGTCAGCGAGTCGTAGTCGACCGCCGTCCCGTACTGCTTGGCCTTGGCGTTCTCAAGCAGCCGCTCGATCTCGCCGCGCGTCTTCGTGACCGGCACTTCGGTGTACTGCGCGTAGGCCATCAGCCCGCCACTTCTTCAATCACGACGTTGTCCTGCAGTTGCAGCCATTTCCGTTTCAGCTTGTAGACGGCGGTCTGGGTCGCCGGGCGCTTCACGTCGACCACGTGGCGCTTCCCGGCCTCGAAGAAGACGAAGTCGGCGATGTACTCGCAGACCTGCACCCGCATCCAGCCCGCATTCAGACGCCCCGCACGCGAGACGCCTTTCCGCCGTTCATCGTGCAACTGGACGGCGGTGAACAGCGGAAACGCCACCTGCGGCTGCAGCCGATAAATTTCGCCGTGCGCTTGCCGGTCGCGCAGCTTCAGATACACGTCCCCTTCGGCGCGCGAGTCGAAGATCCGGCCGTCGATCTCCACTTTCACGTTGCGATACTTGCGCGGCTGGTCCGGCGCCGCGGCGCCGGCGATCTGGTCGCGCGTAATCGTTTCCCAGCCGCGTGTAGCCATCTTCAGCACTCGACGACACGACAAAACACTTCCCGCCACGACACAACAGTGCTCGGCGACAGATCACCTCACGAACGATCCGCACCACACCACGGCGCGACAATACACATCTCGACGACAGTTCACCCCACCACGCCACGCTGCACAGCACTACTCGACGGCACTCCAGTCCCAGCCGGTGCGCTCCAGTCCCACACACGTCTCGACGGCACGACAGCGCAAGTCACAGAACTACACCCCAACCCAATTCACTACTCGACGCCAGAACACTGCGCAACCATCGCACGACAGAACTCGCCGCCACGGCACGACATGGCACCCCAGCGAACTACACATCACAACTCGCCGTCACCTCACGACATCCCGGCCTCACAAAACGCCACTACACCTCACGGCTCGACGACACATCACTGCAGTTCAGCACCCGACAGCTCCCGCGCACCACAGGCCACGACTCGACGCCACGCCAGCGCATGATCACGGTCACCGCAACAACACGACGCCCCACGACAACTCTCGACGACAGCGCACCGCACAACCCACGCACTGCAGACCACTACTCGACGCCACGGCACGTCACCGCTCCTCCAAACAAGACAAGACTCGACGGCACGTCACCTCGGCTCACAACCAGCTCGCGACACGACGCCACGACTCACCTCACAACACGGCTCGACGACATCGCACATCACACCAAAGTCACCGGTCAGACCACTACTCGACGTCAGCACACTGCGACGCGGCGCATATCCGACCACGGCTCGGCGTCACATCAGCCCAGGTCACACCACGACGCGGACAATTCACCTCACGACAAGACTCGACGTCAGGCACACATCACGTTCGGCCACACCACCCGCTCACCTCACAACTCGACGGCAGCTCAATGCACCAACAAAACAAGGCACATCTCGACGTCAGTTCACCACCACTTCACACCGCGACAGGACAAACCTCGGCGTCACTTCTCCGGCAGCATCGAGCGCACGGTGTCGCCGTCGGTCGCCGACAGTTTTTCCGGCAGCCCGATGACTGATCGCAGCAGCGGCGAGCGCGGGACCGGCGCCTTCTTCCCGAACTTCGCGACCAGCTGCCAGTACTGCATTTCGAGCTTCGCCACGCTCAAGATGCCTTTAAGCTGCTGGCCCATCTGCTCGGCGATCTTGCCGGTGATCGCGCGCCGCTCGAGCGCGTCCTGAATCTGTTCGTGCTTTTCAACGAGCGCCACCGTCGTGCGCAGTTGCGGCGCCTCGCGTCTGAGCATCGGCGAGCTTGGTGCGTCCGTTGACTGCGTCGGCGTCGATGCGTTCGAGGGTGTAGTCGTAGCGTCCTTCGCCGTCGCCGCGTTCTCCGGCGTAGCCATGCGTGCCTCCGTATTCAAAGAGATGATGCAGATCGGTTTCCGAGACGGATCGCCCGAGCACGTTGAGCGTGAACTCGATGATGGCCGGCGGGTCGATGTACTCGAAGCGCTTCAGGGCGCTGATCGATCCGCCGCGCGGATTGCGGACATGAATCGCCTTGTCGAACGCGCCGTCGGCCGCCGCGATGGGCGTCCCATCTGGTCGCAGAATCGGCAACCAATAGGCGTGCTTGTCGAGATACACGCCGTTTTTCACCCGCACCGCAAAGGATCGCTCGTTCGCGATGCGGCCCATGAACTGCGCCGAGATGACGGCGCCGCAATCCTTGACGTGCGCCTTCACCGTGGCCGCGCGCTGCACGAGGAAGCCGTCGTGCTTCTGAAAGACCAGCATCGAAAAACTTTGATCCGGTTCGCCTTCGCCCCGTCCGAGACTCTCCAGCACTTCTTCGTTGATCTCCTCGATGGACCGCGCGCCCGCCGCGCGCACGCTCGGCTCGCGCGTCTCGAGCCACTTCTGAATCAGGCCCGGATCCGCCGGCACCGAGGCACAGATCCGCGTGATGAATTCCCAGCGCACGCGATACGCCGTCCACAATGCCAAGTCCGGGGCTTTCGTCGTCTTCGCCATCGTCATCACCTCCAGTTGCCGAATTGCCGTCGAGAACACGCTCAATCCGCCGATCGCCATCAGTAATTCCCGACGTGTCATGTTCGGAACCGTTCTCGCGCGTCGGCGAGCGCGCGGTCGCGCGCCTCGTACCACGCGCGGAGCTCCTCGCCGTGCAGCCAGCGCCAGGTGCTGCAGAAGGCATCGGGCGGCACATGGATCAGGGGCAGGTGCATCACCCCGCAGGCCCGACACTCGAGACACCCGCAGGTCGTGCCGACGGCATCGCCGGCCAGCGGCGGGCGGCGCCCGGTGCGCGGATTCCGCCAGCTTCGGTACGTCACGACGACCGCCCCTGCCGCAGTCGGCGCAGATCTCGGATCGCGAGCGGATCGGCGGGACGGCCAACGCGCTGCACGAGCGCCGCCGCGACGGCGCGCTGGACGACGTCGCCCGGCCAGTAGTCGATGTGCGCGCGGGCGCACCGTTCCTTGACGGCGTCGACAACGTCGCCGAGGGACGCGCGTACGCCGACGACGTCGAGCACCGTATGGGCGAGCTTCAGAATGACGCGGTAGTTTTGGTCAGGCGACCCGGTGGCGTCAGCCGCCGGTGCTCTTTCTTCGTTCTGTACTTGCTCTTGTACTTGTACTTGATCGGTAGCAAATCGATAGGACACGAACGACCGGATGTCCGTTGCTGTCGCATCGATTTGCCACCCCCTAAACGAGAGTTGTCGCTCACTTCCACCCATCTCCACTGCGGGCGCGGGAGGGGTAGCAAATCCAGCGGAGTTTTCCACAAAACGTCCACAGGCGGCGGGCCACGCGAGCGCCGCCAGATCGACCCGCCAGGTCCTCGGTCGCGTGAAGCTGGGCGGCGCCTGTTCGGCGAGCAGACCGACGCCCGCCAGATCCTGCAGCACGCGGTCGAGTGTGCGCGGGCTCAGTTCACAGAGGGACGCGAGCCGTTCGCGCGACGGATAGGCCGACCCGCCGCTGGGATCGGCATGCAGCGCCACGCCGACCAGGACCAGCTTGGCGGCCGCCGGTTTCGTGATCGTGCGCGGGATCGGCGTCCACATGACCCGCTGCACGAGCGTCCAGAGCGCCTCGGGTTTCACCATTTGATGTGCTCGTGCGTCAGCGGTTCATCGTCGTCGCCGGGTTCGCGCGGCCGGGCGGGCTTCGGCGTGTCGGGCAGCGGCGGCCGCGGCCCCGATCGCTCCGGCGCTCGCACGCGAATGCCGAGCGTCGGCTTGCCCTGATAGGTGGTGCTGGTCGTGAACAGTTCGATGACTTTGCCGATCCAGAACTCGCTCTCGTCGGTGCCGAACAGCGCCACGAGCGTGTCGATGTTCGTCGCGTTCAACACGAGCCCTTTTTCCTGCGCATCGAAGTAGAGGACCGCCTTGCGGTCGTCGCCGATCTGCTCCGTGCGCACCTCCGCGATGCGCGCGCGGGCGCTCCAGTTGCGCCCGAGATCATCGGCTTTCAGACGACGGCCGCCCGGCTTGAGCACGCGCATGTCACCGCTGCCCGAAATGCGGGCGTCGCGAAGCCATCAGCGGCGATTCGCCGTCGATCCACGCCTGCAGTTTTTTCCCGCTGAAGCGCGGTTTGTTGCCGACCATCGGCGACAGCAGCGCGAAGGCGAATTCGCCCGCTTCGTACAGCTGCCAGATGCGCGCGTGGCCCAAGCCGAGAACGGCTTCGAGGTCCTTGAGCTCGAGGACGGCCGGCAGCCGATCGCCGACCCGATAGCGAGTCGGCGCGTCGTCAGCGGCGCTTGTCGTCGGCGGCGTGATGGTTGGGGCCAGGTCGGGATGTGGCATGGGCGGCTCCAGGACGGCGCGAGGGGTCCGGCTCCTCGTCGGCCAGATAGGGTTGGAGGAAGGAGTCGATGGGTACGTGGCAGTGTTCCGCGAGGGCGCGCATCAGCGCCGGGCGCGGCACCACCTGGCCCCGCAGAATGCGCGAGATGTGCGGCTGCGTGACGTGGACCGCGTCGGCGACGGCCGCCTGCGTGTCGTGAGTTTGGGCGAAGTAGGTCCCGAGATCAGGGTAGCGGGGCGGGCGCCGGGATCGCCGGGGTTTGGACCGAGGCTTTATGTCCATTTCGCATGGACATATTCCTCCTGGACATCAGGCGCTGTCAATCGTATGCTTTTTCGGTATACTCCGATGCGCCTGCTGGCAAGGTGGCAAGCTGACAATTTGTTACTACAAACAACTATGAGCGACCCGATCAGCGACCTCAGTACCGTGGCGCGCAGTCAGATCCAAGGCTGGATGCGCGGCACCCGGATCACGCAGGCGGTCCTTGCCCAGCGCATCGGCAAACAGCAGGCGTGGCTCAGTCGTTACCTCGCCGGACACGCCGAGGCGGATATTGAAACGCTACAAAAACTCGCTGCGGTGTTCGGGCATTCGGTAAGCGCGCTGCTCGTGCAGCCCGCTCTTGATCCCATAGAGGCGCGGCTGATTGATCTGTATCGGGCGTTGACGCCGCGCGCGCGCCGGATTGCCATGCAGTTGTTGGAAGACTGGAGTCGTCAGGCGCCGGAGGCAGTGACCGTAAGGTCAAAAAAAGCGCGTGTCTGACGTGCCGCCGCTCGCGTGGAGGCAGCGCGTGATACGCCGCCAGGAATCGCCGATCCGCCGCCGTCACCCGGTCGTCGTCGCCGTCGTCGTCGGTCATTGAAGCCTCGATGGATGCCACGAGGGGGAACTCGGTCCAACATGGTCCAAGTCGATGACGGTAACGCCGTCGTAACGAGATCGTCAATGCCAAATGTGCATATCGTGAGGGAATTGCGTGTAACAAATGTGTGGCAACTCGACCAGCAGGACGAACCGTTGGCCCAGCAGGGCAGAATGTTGGCTCGACGACGGCGATCAACTGACAGGCGCCGCTGGTAGATCCGGAAGATGAGGTGACACATTTTGGGCTGCGCGCTGCACAATCTCGCGCCCTGTCCGCTCTGCCACGACGTCAGCGGCGGGCAATTCTACGAACGCACGCCGACCGGCCGGATGACCGTGACGACGCCGGAAGGCCGCGCCCCCGACGCGTGGATCTGTCGGCGCCTCTGCGACTACGCGCCGTCGCCGATCCCCGCGGCGGCCGGGATCGCCCACTGCGCCCGCTGCGGGTTTGCGATTGCCTTCAATCCGGCGCGGCTCGCGACCGTGCCGCCCGACACGCCGAAAATCTGTTTCCAGTGCGGCGGCATTCAGCCGCTGCCGATGGAATCCTGACGAAAGGAAAAAGGGCGTCACATGACGAAGCAAATTATCGAGAACGCGCGATGGGCACCCGACCCAGACGAGGCACGCACGCGCGCGATGGCCGGCGAGCTCGCGGCGCTCGGGCCGATGATCCTCACGCTGCGCCCGCATCGCGTGCTGCAGCTCGCCGGTCTTCTCCAGTTGGCAGATCGGCATCGCGGCCTCAGCGCCAACGACCGCGAAGCGGTGCGCGCGTTCCTCACGGGCGCGCGTGACTACTTCGTCCACTGCCCGCGCGTGATCGAACTGCTCGACGAAGGCGACGATCCCGCGCACGACGTGCCGATGAAGATCGACGGCACGCTCTGCGGCTATTTCGATCACACAGGTACCGTGATCGTCGACACGCCCGGTCGCAAGTGCGGGGAGTGTCTGATGAACGATGTCGAAGTCGTCGCGCTCGACGAGCACGGAGTCTGCCCGCGCTGTGGCGCGAACTACGGCAGTTGAGCGGCTGTCGCAGGTCCGCTACTCTGCTCCCTGAATGTGCGACGACTGGACGTCGCCCTCGAACTGGAGAAGTCAATGCCCTTGCTCGATCTGCCCCCGAACACCGACCAACTCCCCGACGGCCGTCTGCGCGCCCGCGTCTTCGTCGCGGGCACCCCGAAGTCGAAGCGCTTCGCGCTCGATGACGATACGCGCACAACGCAGCGCGTGTCGCCAGCGCTCACGAAGAAGATCGCCCGCTGGATCACAACGACGAAAACAGCGGTCGTCGAACACAAGCGCGTGTATGGTGCCGCCGCCGCCCCGATCGGTTCGCGTCACATGCGCGGCACGCTCGACGTCGACATGCTGCGCTTCCTGCGGCAGATTGAAGGGCGCGCGAGCTTCAAGGCCGACCGCTCCCATCTGCGCGCCTGTTGCGACTGCGCGATTGCGCTCGTGACCGGCGGCCCCGTCGTGCGAGTCGGGTCGCTGCGTCGGGATCAGATCACGACCGAAGTGATCAATCTGATGATTGCGATGTGGCTGCGTACGCCACAATCGGGCGACGAGCGACGGGTGATCGTGCAGGCTTATGACCGCGACGGTCACGCGATGCCCGCCTACGACCGTCGTCGTCCGCTGACATCGGGAGACGTGACAGCCCCGCGCACGATCCGCCATCGTCTGCGCGTGCTGCGCGAACTGTATACGACGCTCGATGGCGTCGACGCCGCGAACCCGGTCACGCACGCAAAGCGCCCGCGCCCGCCCAAGAGCGCGCCCATCGGCGTCGACGCGACCGTGATCCTCGTCGTCGCCGCGAAGCTCGCTCAAGCCACGCTCCCGCGTCAGCGCGTGCGTCCAGCGCGCGACCCCGAAGCCTACGCGCAGCGCGAGGCCCAGCGGGAGCGCGAAGCGCTCCTGACGTACGTGCGCTTCGTTGTGCTGGTCACCACCGGCCAGCGCCCGTGTCAGGTGATGCGGGCCAAGACCGACGACGTCAAGCTGCTGACGCGGACCTGGCTCGTGCGCTCTGCGAAGGGCGCCCCGGCGCATACCATTCGACTGACGACGCCGATGCTGCAGGCGTGGCAGGCCTTCATCGCCGCCGCTGCGTGGGGCGTCTACGACACCACGACGCACGCGAATCGCGTCCATGCGGCGGGGTGGCCGGAGGGCATTCGTCCCTACAATGCGCGACACGCGCTCATGATCGATGCCGAGAACAACTACGACGTCGACCTGAGCGATCTGCAGGGGCTCGCC